GTCCGCCCGGATGGCTGGTCGCCCCCGAAGGACGTGCTTGCCAAGTTGATGGCGTTGGTTCAGTCGTGATTCACCCACACACAGGAGACACAGACATGGAGTCCCTCAAGCCAGGAGATCGCGTGATGTGGCGAGGCGGATTCGGGAGCCTGCCCGCAGAGGAGGCCACCATCGAAGACATGCAAGTCACAGCCCAGCCACGAGAGAAGTCCGGAGAGCCAACCGAGTGCGTGCCCGTCGCGTTGGTCCGCCAAAATCGCGTGGTGTTCGGCCTGACCAACGGGCACTGGTGCTACTCCGATCAGATTGTTCTTGATGAAGGGAGGGGCGAATGATCGGACCCGACGTGATCTGGTACGAGTGGCAGCAAGAGGACGGGAGGACGTGCAGCCCAGACAGCCAGCGTCGTGTGCTTGTCGCACAAGACGACGGGTACATCGAGATGGCGTACTGGGATGGCACGGTGTTTGAGTTTGACTGGCCGCTTGTGGTTTACGGGTCGGCCAAACCAGGCACGCTGCCGTCCCGCCAGGTGCCGCGAGTGCGGTACTGGTGCGACCTGCCAGAAACCCCTACTGAGGAAAGACAATGACCAAACCGACTGACCACGAACTTCTCATGGCGGCAGTTGACGCCATGCAAGTCAACCTCGCCAACATCTACGCCACGTTGAAGGACATGGCGGAACTGATGCGTGACTTGATCGAGGAGATCCACAACACCGGGAGGCACGCATGACGACCCCGAGACAACTACTGGGGCAGGCACGGGTACATACGTTTGAATGGGTTCCGTATTTAGCGTCCTACATCTACTCCCTGCGTGAGCAGGAGACGCCGGGCATCGGCACGGCAGCAGTGGACGCGGCTGGCAACCTGTACTGGGATGCCGAGTTCGTGTCCAAGATCGGCCGGGATCAGACGGCATACCTCGTCGCCCACGAGGTACTGCATCTGATCTTCGACCATCACGGCCGGGCACCCGAGATCATCGGGGAGAACCCGTCCGACCTGGAGCGGTTCGTCTGCAACGTGGCCGCCGATCTGGTCATCGAGCAGACGCTCTCGATGATGCGGCACCTGCGGCCGGAGGGGGCGGTCTATCTGGGATGCGAAGTCCCGGACTGGGGCATCACGCTCGACTTCCCTGAGAACAGGTCGATGCAGGAGTACTACCGCCTCATCATGGAGAAGTTGAAGAACGGCAGCAACAACCAGCAGCAAGGAGACGGAGATGGGGAGTCTGATTCCGATGGGTCTTCTGGAGACGGTGGCGAGCAGGGAGATTCGTCCGCATCCGGCAGCGACAGTTCCGACGGTGACGGGGATGACGACAACGGCGGCACAGGCAGCGACGGTGGCGATTCACGTCAGGGCGATGACGGAGATGCTGACGACGACGATGCTGAGGCGGAGGGCGGCAAGAGTCCGTCTGGCAACGGAGCGGGATCGCCTTCGTCTGGGAAGGGCAAGGCACCGCCACCGGCCGGCTCGCCCGGCACAGGCGGCTCGTGTGCGGACGGGTGCCCTCGCCCCTACGAAATCGAGGACGACGGGTCGTGGCAGGCCTACGGCGAAGACATGGCCGCAGCCCAAGCGGAAGAAGCCATAGCCAAGTACGAGGCCAGCAATCCCGGCAAGGTGCCCGGCTCCATCAAGCAGGCACTCAAGCAGAAGTTGCGGCCCACGCCCGACCCGTTCGCTCAGTTGCGGTCGGCAGTCTGCACCAGCGTGGCCTCGCCGGTTGGCGGGCGGGACTACTCCCACCGCCGCCGGTCACGCAAGCAGCCACCGGGCGATGACGCCCCCCTCCTGCACGGCCGTATCACCGTGCAGCCGCACGCCGTCGTCATCGTGGATACGTCCGCGTCCATGATGACGAAGGACATCCAGGCGAAGGCACTCTCCGTCATCGCTCAAGGGTTGCGGAAACTGGGGCGAGTCAAGGTGTACTGTGCCGACACGAAGGTGCAGTCGCACGCACTGGTCGCCACGACACGGGTGTTCGACTGGCACGGGGGCGGCGGAACGGACATGTCCACCGCCATCGAGCAGGTGGAGCGGACGGACAAGCCCGATTCCATCGTCCTCATCACCGACGCCGAGACGAACTGGCACGGCAAGAAGCCCCGTGCCCGTGTCGTCGTGGCGTACACAGGCGAGAAGGGATCTTCGTGGCACAACGCCATCCCCCACTGGGCTCGCGTCGTGCCGCTGCCACAGGAGGGGGCATGAGCATGGCGAAGCGACGGAAGAAACTGGCACCACGCCTCTACACCTACGAAAAGTTGGAGTCGCTCATGCGTTTGTTCCACGCCGGCAAACGCTCGACCGTCCTGTACGGTGGCGTGGTCGTCGGGGCACGACCCAGCGGCGACCCGCCATGCCTGGAGATTACCTACAGCACATCGAAGTGGTGGATCGCTCTGGCCCGTGCCTACAGGGGGGCGGACGGGGCGACCGTGTACGCCGTGACTGGGCCGCCACGTTCCGTAGACCGGGACATGCGGAGGCAGCAGGTCGCCGCATGGAAACGGTACGTCCCCGTGTTCACGCCACACCAGGAGAAGCGGCTGCTGCCGAGCAACGTCTGGTCGTGGTATCTGGTCAGGGACGGAGTGGCTACGCCGTGCGTCAGTCGTCCGGGCGTCTGGCTCCACCCACCTCGACGGCACGAGAGGTACGACCACAACTGGGGGACGCTGCACCCGCACCTGTCTCGCCGTGCGAAGTTGTTTGCCGGCCGCCTCGCAAAGGCGACGGCCGACCTGCCGGGCTGCATGGTGCGTGGAGAAGGGGACGACGTGGACATCGTGGTCTACACGCCCCCGACTCAGCGAAGCGACGGCAGGAAACTGACCATCGTGCCTCGCCAGCACGGCGACGAGTCGCGCTGTTTCCACCACATCGACGGGGACTACGCCTTCAAGCACCTGGAGTTCTTGGGACTAGAGAAAAATTGCACGGAATGGCGGCCCAAGTACCGCTGGAAATGCAGCAAGGACGCCATCAACGGGATCGTGGAGTGGGTTCTCGGGGACATCTACATCCCTGGTCCGGGCTAATCACACAGGAGAACGATCATGTCTTGGCTCGACTACAAGTACAGTCACAGCACCATCCGCCAACGGTTCCGCGTCATGCTCGGCCTCGACGCCGGGCCTATCGAGTGGGCCTTCCGGCTGGCGATCCTGGCCCTCATGGTTCGCACCAGCCTCGACCCGACGGAGCCCATCTACATGGGCGTGTTCGGCTGGGTCTGCACCGTGTTCTTCGTCTTCTTCTACTTGATCTAGGAGACACACCAATGCCTGTCGTCTATGCGTATGGCCGGGCTTCCACCGGCCGGCAGACAATCACGGAAGACGCCCAGCGATCCGTGTGCGAGGAGTACATCAAGCGGGCGCTCGTGCCGGAGGGCTACACCTACGGCGGCTGGCTCTACGACTCGGCCACCAGCGGCACGAAGCCGATGTTTGAGCGGGACGAGGGCCGCAAGGTGTGGGCTCTCGTCCAGCCCGGCGACAAGATCGTGTGGGCGAAACTGGACCGGGCCTTCCGCTCCGTCATCGACGCTGCCCAGACGATGCAACTCCTGTCGCACAAGGGCGTGTCGTTCAACTCGCTGGACTTGGGCCTCGACACCGGCAGTCCCATCGGCCGGTGCGTGTTCACGATCCTGACGGCGTTCGCAGAACTGGAGGTGGAGTTCATCCGGCAGCGGACGCGGGACAGCCTGCGGGAAAAGCGGAAGGCCGGCAAGCCGCATGGCCGTCACGCCCCAGTCGGCTGGCGGAAGTGCGGGACCGGCAAGGATTCCTACTACCTGCCCGACGAGGCGGAGCGGAAGCAGGTCGAGGCGATGGCCGCCATGCGGAAGGGAGGGGCCAGCCTGGAGCGGATCACGCTGGCCTTCTACAACGTCCGCCGGCCGAACGGCTACAAGTGGAACATCAACTCCATCACCCGTGCCCTCAAGGCACAAGCGGCTCGCTTTGCAAAAGCGTTTCCAGATAGCCCAAAGCGACGGCGAGTCTCCGCTGGATAGTTCGTGGGTCGCACCCCGCCTGCTCGCCAATCTCCCGCAGACTGAGCCCACGAAAGAACCGGAGGTGGATCAGTTTGCGGGACTTGGCGGGGAGGCGGGCGATGGCCGTCTGGAGTCGGGTCGAGAACCCGTGCTGCTTGCTGACCGCCAGTGCCTCCGCCAGTTCCATCGGCACCCGATCCGGCGAGTCGTACCGATGGCGGCGGTTGCGGTCGATCTCCTTGAGCAGGGCGTTGCGTATCGCCATCGAGAAGTACGTCGTGACCTTTGACTTCGCCGGGTCATACGTCACTGCCGCCTTGCAAATCGCAAGATACGCCACGCTGGTTGCGTCGATGGCCGCCACCTGCTTGCGGAGCGTGGGGTAGCGGCACCGAAAGGCCACGATTGCCTTCGGCACAATCTCAATCGCCTGCTCGGCAAGCCGCTGCTGGTCCGGTGTCAGGTGCATACATGCACTCTGACGCACGCCAGCCAAGTCGATAGGCCAACGTCAGGCCGTGTTCTCGGCAGGCAGCATCGCCACCGCTTCGGACCAGGGAATGACCTCGACTTGGGCCACGAGGACTTCTTGGTCGGCGCGAACCCACATGCCGTGCAGCAACCCGCCCGGCATAACTTCGGTAAGAACATCGCCACGCAGCACCATTCGGCCGTCAGACATGACGCCAGGAATGGGAATGCAGTTTGGTGTTCCGTACTGTGCATGGAGTTCCGCAAGCCGGGCCGCCAGTTGAGGCGAGAAGACGAGGGCCAACTGCTTGGCCTCTGCGTCAGTGATCGGAAGTTGAATATCCGCCAGCGTCATACCTTCCTCCCAAGCGCACGAAGCATGGTGTTCCAGGCGTTTGCGTAGACGAGGGCTTGCGTTGGATTCATGTGGGCACCGATGCTATAGCCGCCGATGCGGGCGTTGGAGTACGCGGAGAATGTGCCGTCGGAGCGATGGTAGGCGTACAGCGCAAATCCCGTGCTGACCAAACCTGGCGCGTTGCCGGTCCCACTGTTTCCGGTACTCACACCGTTGGCGTACAGGACAGACCCGCCTCCGGCGTTGTTGCCCTGGCTGGTTCCCATAATGAAGTCACCGGCCGCGTGCGTTCCTGAAGTTCCGCCACCAGACGCGCCGCCGTCTGCGGTTGTGCGAAGGTTCTCCATCCGGAAAACGGTAGTCGGGCTGTCGCACTGAAGCGACAAGAGGCCGTCCTGGTTGACTGATCCCGTTGCCGCGATGTAGGCGCGAAACGTCGACGTAGGAAGCGTGTGGACAAAACAGGCAAGGTGTCGGCTGGTGTTGAAATTGAGTGGCAGCCCGGTCAGCAGCCGCTTGCTGCTGCCGTCTCCCAGAAGGCCGCTGGCTTCCGAGTAGTCGCCAGCGACGAATGGGCTGATGCTTGGGTTTGCGTCTGTAACTGTCCCTTGAGTCGCCCCAGTGAGACTTGTGGACAGGTATAGCGGGACGAGGGCGGCCGAAAGATTGCCACCAGCCATTGGGTTCACCCGCCACAGCAGCGACCGGAGGTTATTGCTATCCACTGCCGTGCAAAAATCAGACACAGCCTGGACGGTGGCGAGCGACACGGTTCCACCGTTTGCAATCACTCGACCCGCCCACCGCTCGGCCTCGATATGAATGGCCGTCACTTGGGCAGACCTCTGCGGGGCTTGCACGAACCTCAATACTTCCGACTGCGACAGAGCCCTGTTGTAGACAACCAAATCGTCTACGAGTCCAGGGAATAGAATTGTCATTTGTTTCGTGGCGTCGATTCCGTCGATTACCTTACCGCTTGCAAGCGAGGCACTAGCAGCACTCACGCCGTTGATATAAAACGTGGCAGTTCCAGATTCCTTGTTTGCGACGACCGCTGTGTGCGCCCACACTCCATCCGGCAAGGAAGTGAGGCACGCTCCAGGGACGAGGAGTGATGTGAATGAGCCATCCGTGTAATAGATGCGCGCGTTGAGTTGTGCGTTCCAGTTTGTGGCTGCTGTTCCCAAACCGAGCCGCCACTGATTGCTTGGGTTTGAATTGACAACTCCCGTGAAACCAGAAAGCGCGAAACTTGCGGACGCACTTGGCTGTAGCGCGTACTCTGGCTTCACCCACATGCAGACAGTGAACGACTGATCCACACCGACAATCGCCCCCGCGCCGCCGATTAGATTTGCGGACAAACCCGCCGCAGGCACGCCACCAGAAACGCCCACCGTCAATCTGCGGGCTCTGCCGGTTCGGCCCGAAGCACTCATCGGCCCGCCAAAAGCAGAGACAGAGAGTCCGCCTATGGAATCGACTGCCGCGACGTTGGTGTTTGTCGCCGCCTCGTCGAACTTCCACCACGCCACAGCGCCCGAAATGGATCGGGGGTCGAACAGGTTGTTTCTTGGCCGAAGCAGGCGAGGCGACATGGGCATTGGTCAGTTCCTCGCGCCGTCCGAAGAAGCACTGGGCTGGAGTGCGTACAGCAGGCGGGTCTGCTCATGCACCGCTTGGGCGATG